AACCATGGTTTAATAGAACTGTTTAAGGATTCTCTTGGTCGACCAGCAGGTCCTGGTCTTCCTTGGTACAACCCTAAGAAAGATCCAAGGGAAATTCTTAAAAGTGTAGGTATTGAAGAATATACCAAGGCTGTTAATGGATACATGCCAGATGGTCGCCTATCAACTAATATTAATTTGCATCCTGGTCCAGAGAATCTAAACGATGTAATGAGAAATGTTGGTAGTGCAGCATTTGACATGATGAGTCGTCAAAATGATGGCATTACTCGTATGCCTTTAGTAGGAATGCACTACATTGCATACCGCGGTGAATACCAAGTCTTTGAGCAAAAGTATGCTAAGCAGATTTACTCTACTTTGCGTAAAGAAATCGATGCAGATACAAGTCTTAGTAAGGCTGAAAAAGCTGCAAAACGAAAAATGGCACGAGCACACTCCACTGAACAAGCAAAGCATTTCTACGCTGAACGAGCAATGACTGATGCTGCCAATCAGGTACTAAAGTACGCTGATAACCCAGAGATTCGTAGTGTTTTTGCTTACAATGCTCGTACCGTTGGTAGATTCTACCGAGCAGTAGAGGATTTCTATCGTCGTATTTATCGTCTTAGTACAGAAAAGGGCCTTGGGACTATTGCTCGCTTGCGATTAATGAATCAGGGACTATCTGCTCATGGTGCTGTACATACAGATGACAATGGCGATCAGTACATGGTACTTCCTATGGATAATATTATTTATGGGGCTGTAAACACTACGCTTCGTGCCTTGACTGGAAATGAAGTCGATGTAAAGCAGCCAATATTTAGCAACCTAACGTTCAAGTTGACTGCTGGTAATCCATCTTTCCAGACAGACGCTGGCATGCCGTACCTAAGTGGACCTATGGGTTCATTATCTGTTCTTGCTGCAAAAAGTATCTTGGGTAAATTTAGTCCAACTAAGAATCTCGCAGAGGATCTAGACAATCTATTCCTTGGCGACATGGGTGACAATATTGATTTTCGCAAAGCAGTTACTCCTAGGTTAGTAAATAACCTATGGAGTGCTTTAAGTCCAGATGAGCAAAGCCAACAAGAAGTATCTGCTTTAACGCAGGCTATTGCCTATAATCAGGCAAACGGTTATGGTATTAATCTTGATGATCCAAAGTACTTAAAGGCTGATGGAACAACAGATGAAGGTCTTATCGCTAAAGATAAAGCTGACTATCTAAAGAACTTGCGCATTAGTTCTCATAACATTATTGTCACACGTATCTTGCTGGGTCTGGTATTTCCTGCTTCTGTTCAGAGCAAAGACATGGTTGATCTACCTGATTACCTTAAAGACACTGGACTTACATCCATGCAAGCAAGTTTTTATGAGATGGTAGATTCAGTAAAGCGCTCACATCCAGACGTACAGAATCCATATGAGTTAGCACTTGCTACTTGGATGGGTGAAAATAAAGGTAAATTAGCTTATGTTGTTTCTAAGAAAGATAGTAAGATTCAACCAATGCTATCGTTCAGTTCACAAATGCAAGACTGGGCTATTAGTAACTCTGATGATGTTTCTAAATACGGTGCTGGCGCTTTGCTTTTTGCTCCTCATGTTGGCAAGTTTAGTCCTGGTGTATGGAATTGGGCAAGTGCTGCTGGAGTTGTAAATAGTGTAGATGTAGATAAGTATTTTGAAAGAGTTGTTATGCAACAGCATGTCAATGCTTACTATGCAATTGCAGACAAAGAAGCTGCTGCTTTGTAAACAGTTCCATTTAATGATCCAACATCACGTAGGGCAGTTACAAAGGAATATGAAGATAAGCGACGTATTCTTAAACTTTCTTTCCCAGGATTAGATTCTTACTTGCGTAGTGGTACTGACAATACAGAAGCGGAAAACTTTGTTAACAACGCTTATGCGTTTGCTAATAATCCAAACTCTGATGCACCCAAAGAATTAAAGCAAAAAATTATTGATGCTTATCAAGTCTATCAAAACTTTATGAGTGTTGCTGCACAAATTGATACTATGAATATGAGCAGTCCGTCAGAAGTAAAACGATTAGAAAAAGAAAAAGCAATCGCTCAGATTAAAAACATTATTAACTCTGATTCTACAAAAACAGTAGAGCAATATTTTAACTATGGTCTATTAAAGTTAATGACAGCAAAATCTAAAGATGCTACGGCAGGGATAGGAAGGAATATTTAATGGCACCAAAGCCTACTCCTAAACCAACACCAAAACCTACTAATGGTTTTGCAACCTGGGGAACTGGACAGAAAACACCTACTCCAATTCCCACTGATCTATTTAATAACAACTTATCTCCTACTCTTGATGATAGAAATAAAGCTGAGGCTGCCCGTGTTGCTAAAGCAAAAGCAGCCAGAGATGCTGCAATTGCTAAAGAAAAAGAACGTCAACGCCTAGAGGCAGAAAAGCAAAATAAAGCAGAAGTTAATAAAAAGAAGTCTGAAACTCAACATGATGAGCAAGGTAAAATATTTTACTTCTTGCAAATTGGTAATAAGACAAAGTTTATTAAATCTGCTCAAGCATATGAGAAGAAATACAAGACTGGTATTTTTGAATCAGTTGATGGGAAATCTAGTGCTGGTTATAAAACGGATAATGGAAGTTATTACGGTCTAAATACTTGGGAAGCCAAGGATGAAGCAACAAAACTGCTTGGTACAAATGCTCCAAAGTTGCTTAAGATTAGTTATTCTAATAATCCTACTCCAACCCCCACTGCAACTGGTCAGACTACTAGTAGTGGGTCTTTGGATGATAAGGCAAAAGCTGATTCGCTTGCTGGAACTCCTACATTGTCAGAGGCTAGGACAGATAACGGTCTTGTCAATGTTTATAGTGGTCCTGATTCGGATGGTAATCTATCTTTCTGGTGGAATGGTAATGTTCCAGGAGACAAACAAGGCAACCAAAGTGCTGATGCGCATGTCTATGTAATCGGAGATGCTTCGGGAAAATATGTACCAAGCACCAGTGGTTATGCTAGTTACAAAGTTGGCTCTCCTGTGGGAGCGCAAGAATATGTAGACCGAACTATTGATCGTTACATGAAAAAAGAAGGCGGTCTTCTTGAACTTAAAAAGATGCTTATTGACAAAAGAGCATACGGATCAGATGCTACTGGTGCAAGGTCTTTGCAAGCTGGAGAAGTAGCAGATACTCAATTGTACTCAGCATTGCATAGAGTATTTACCGCTATTAGTTCCGCCAACCTAACACGTTTGCGTCAAAATAAAAATCAAAATGTATCTTTGATTGGTTTTGAAGATTACATGCGCACCCCAGGAAAACTTCCTAGTACTGCTTCTATTGGTAATGGTAATGATGGAACAACTATTCAACATGTGCAATTTAAGCCAGAAGAATATGAAGTAGCGATTGATCAATTGTTTCAAGCGACTGTAGGTCGTGGTGCTACTGAATCAGAACTAAATGACTTCCTAGGAAAATTGCGTTCTTATGAACAGGCCAATCCAACTACCACTACTTATTCTGGTCAGGGAACTGGAACGGAAACGACCACTGTTAGTGGTGGCGTTGACAAGGGTGTTGTTGATTATTTTGGTAGAGAACAGGCACTAAATGCTCCAGATGCAGAAAAGAATGCTAAAGAAAATAAATACTTTGGGTATTTGATGGAAGCGATCAGTCCCAACAATGTAATTCAGATGGGTTAACATGTCTAAGTCTATTGAAGTAACATATGTTAGAGGTGGCAAGACTTACACTCGCACTACAACAAGCGAGAAGAAGGGTGCTGCTTATGTTTATAACCCTGATACCGACACTTGGGTAAAGCCACCTAAACCAGCAGGTGATGGTTATGAGTGGAGTGATAATCATGGATGGGTTACTAAGGCTAGTACTGCTGCTAGTTTTGGTTTTACTACTCGTTTAATTCAATCTGATCACAGTTTAGAAACTTTATTCAATCAAGCTTGGGCTGCTGAAAAGAATGGCACTGAGTGGTCTAAAGAAAAATTTATTACTGCACTTAAATCAACCGATTGGTTTAAGAGTGCCAATGAAGCTGGACGTAACTTTGCTGTACTAAAGGCAACTGATCCAAAAGAATATGCTACTCAACGTGATGCACGTGAAGCTTTAATTAAAGACCTTGCTACAGAATCAGGTTCTAATCTTGTAGGTCAAGAACTACGTAATGTAACACTACAGACATTGCAACTTGGTATGTCTAAAGAGCAGATTCAAGATCTGCTTGCTACCAAAATTGAATATGTTGGCAAGGGAGAGAACCAACGTCTTATTGGTGGTGCTGGTGACAAAGAAACCATTTTACGTGAGTGGATGGATTCCAACGGAGTTAACTTTGACAATGACTGGGTTAAAAATACTGTAGCCAAGATTACTGCTGGCGATATGACCATTGGCAATGCTAAAGATCAAATTACTAATCTTGCTAAGAAGACGTATCCAGCACATGCAGATTATATTACGTCTGAAATGAGCACCAAGAATGCTGGTATTCATTATCAAAACATTATTTCCCAAATGCTTGGTGTCCCTAGTGGTGAAATAACTATGAAGAATCCATGGATGAAAAAACTTATGGGTGGCAAAGAAGAGAATGGTCAAGAATTAACTATTGATTCTGCTGAAAAAATGATTCGTAATAGCGACGAATGGGCTAATAGTAAGCCTGGTACCGAAGAAATCAATGACTTTACAAATAAACTTTTATCTCAGTTTGGAATGATTTAACATGGCTGGTTGGCAAGATCTTTACAACACCCTTAAAGCTAATAATCTTGATGCACTTGCAGATACTCTTAAGCAGGCTATTCAAGAAAATGGTGTAAAGAACTACCAAACTGCAATAAATCAACTACGTCAAAGTGCTCCATACAAGCAACGTTTTGCTGGCAATGAAGAGTTGCGTAAGCAAGGTAAGAGTCCTTTGACTGAAGCAGAATACATTTCTACTGAAAAAGCTTATGATGAAGTACTGGCATCCTATGGCGCTAAAGATTTTTCTACTCTAGGCAATAAAGCTAAATGGATTTCTGGCAATGTATCTGGCTACGAACTATCGCAACGCTTTGGTGTTGCCTACAATAAAGTAACTGCTGCAGTATCTAATGACGATAAAGCTTTATTGGGTGAACTTCGCAACATGTATCCTGGTGTTACCGATATGGAACTAACTAAGACTTTACTTCTTGGTAAAGAAGGTTCTGCATACTTGAAGAACAAGTTGGATATTGCTGATGTTAAAGCGGCACAGACTGAAGCAGGACTTCCATCTGCACTTGGCGCAGGTTATCTTGCTAGTCAAGGTGTTACCCGTGAAGTTGCTCGTGCTGGATTATCTAAAGTTGCTGCACAAACAGGTGGACTTAATACTGCTGCAGCCATATTTAATGAAACTGCAACTGCCGATGAACTTCAAAAAGAACTTGAATCAGAGAATGTGCTTGGCATGCAAGCTGGGGCAAAGACTAAAAAGCTTGCTTCACAAGCTCGTGCACAGTTTAAGGGTCAGTCTGGTATCACCACTGGCTCACTCAAACGAACCCGTCCAGGTTCGATTTAATTAGAATCCACTAGGATCGACCAGCCCCTAGTTGAGTAACAGACTGGTAGTAGAAGCCATATTGTTTCCCCGAGCAATATGTGGTCTGCGATTACACTGAAAAGAAATGGGAGAAAGTTACGATGAGTAACGACGAATGGTACGAAGACGATGACATCTTTGATATTGAAGATGACTTTGAATCAGATAATGCTGTAAAGAATCTTCGTAAAGCTGAACGCGCTAAGTCTAAGCGTATCAAAGAACTAGAAGGTGAACTGGAATCACTACGTAAATTCCAACGTGAGTCTGTCGTTAGTTCTGTTCTAACTAATAAGGGTGTCAATCCTAAGATTGCAGCTCTTATTCCTTCTGACATTGGTTCTGATGCTGAGGCTATCAGTACATGGTTAGAAGACTTTGGTGATGTCTTTGGCATTACTGTGGAGGAAGCTCCGCAACAGGTACCAGACACAACTGTCCTTCGACAGATTAATGCTGCTACCAATGCTGCACAGGCTATTGAAGATCCAAACGATGTTTATGCACGTTTGAACAATGCCGAAAGTGCAGAAGAAATCATTGCAATGATTAATGGTTTCTAAAATTCATTGTACACAACTACTCCCATAAGGGGAAATAAACTATGCCGACCTATTCAACTGGAAGCGGAAACGCTTACACAGGTGCTGGCTCGACTTCACTCGGTGGTACAAGTGGTGGTGCTGGTCTTATCCAGCAAGCCTATGACCGTCTGATTGAATTCCAGCTTCGTGCTACTCCAATGCTCCGCCAGATTGCTGACAAGCGTCCTGCTAATCAGTCTATCCCTGGCTCAACAGTCTCTCTCCAGATCTTCCGTGATTTGGATCGTCAGACTACTCCACTGGACGAAACTCCAGATCTAGATGCAGTTGCATTTGGTACTCCATTCATTAAGAACATCCTTCTTAAGGAATACGGTAACGCTGCTATCTCAACCCGCAAGCTTCAAACTTTCTCACTTGCTGAGGTAGACCCACTGCTTGCAAACTCAATGGCTTACAACATGGCTGATTCGCTTGATGAAGTAGTTCAGACTGAACTACAGCAGGGTACTCAGGTATCTCGCGCAGGTGGTCGTACTTCACGTTCGGCAATCACCGACAGTGATGTTATTACTGCTGCTTCAATCCGTAAGGCTGTTGCAAAGCTTCGTGCTAACAAGGTTGTACCTCGCAAGGGTTCAATGTACTACGCTGCTGTTCACCCAGAAGTATCACACGACCTCCGCAAGGAGACTGGTGCTGGTGCATGGCGTACTCCTCACGAGTACCAGTCAAACGGTGAAATCTGGGCTGGTGAAATTGGCTCATTTGAAGGTGCTTACTTCGTAGAATCTCCACGTCTTTCAGCTGTTGCTGAAGGTACTGCTTCTACTGCTGTTATAGGTACTTCTACTGTTCCAGTTGCAACATCAGTTGATGGCAACACTGTCATCACTGTAACGTCTGCTACTCACAGCCTTGTGGCTGGTGACTGGATTGTTATCTCAGGTTCAGCAGTTACTGCTGGTCTTCGTGGTACATACCAGGTACAGACAGTTCCAAGCACAACCACCTTTACGATTATCAACAACGCTATTGCTGCAAATGCTACCCTAGCATTCCCTGCAACCAATGGTCAGTTGCAGAAGACCGTACGTGTCTACTCGTCCTACCTATGTGGACAGCAGGCTCTTGCAGAGGCTGTGGCAGAAGAGCCACACACCGTTGTTGGTCCAGTGGTTGACAAGCTCAACCGCTTCCGTCCAATCGGTTGGTACGGTATCCTTGGTTTCAAGGTCTACCGTGAAGAAGCTCTTTACCGTCTCGAAACTGCATCTAGCGTTTCAGGATTCTAATCCGCTAGTCTTGTCCCCAGTAGCGATACTGGGGGCAGGGCTAGTTTATTAGCAAAGGATAAACATGTATCAATTCACTACACCTTACATTGAAGAGGGCGTTGACACGGGTCATCGACTATTTAATCGCATGCGCTTTCGCAAAGGTTTAAGTGTTTTAAAGATTGGTAACGAGTACTACGAGATGCGTTATCCATCTCAAGATGATCTTGCTATGGCTAGTGTGTACTACATGGGTGGTCATACTTATAATGTTTCTAATGCTGAAGCTGCTGACCTAACTGCTGCTGGTTATGAAGTGACGGCTTTGTAATGACAATACAAGATAAAGCAGCAATAGTAGGGATTATTTCAACATGTTTCAGTTTGGCAATCGTTTTAGGCAAGTGGCTCATTGTGATTCCTTTGAAGAATTTTATTCGGGAACATACGTATCCCATCCAACCAAATGCAAATGGTGGCAAATCGTTACCAGATATTGCTAAGACAGTTGTTGAAATTAAAACTTTACTTGATGGTGTTAACTATCAATTAAATAAAGTAGAAGATCGTTTAGACAAGCACATCGAACATCACGTTGAGGGTAAAGCATAATGGCTACAGGTACACATAACATTACAGCTCGTCAGGGTTCTCAATTTAGATTCCGTTTTAACATCGCCACTAACGGTGTTGGCACTAATCTAACTGGTTACTCTGCTGCTATGCAGGTTCGTAAGACAGTTAACTCTTCTACTACTCTTCTTAATCTTGTTAGTCCTACTAACATTACGCTTAATGCTTCTAGTGTAAATGGTGATATTCTTGTTTTGGTTTCTGGCTCTAGTATGGCTGCCCTTCCTGCTGGTACTTGGGTATATGATTTCGAGTTAACAGATGGATCTGGCAACCCACAGGCAATCCTTGAGGGCAAGTTTATTGTTAAGGCTGAGGTGACACGCTAGTGGCTACTGAAGTAACCATTTATGAAACCGTTAATAACGTAACGGTCTATAAAGATGTTACCGATGTTAGCATCTCTGAA